AGTTGTGATACGACAGGTGCTTGTTATGTAGGTGAAATATCAGTAGAGTCAGACGCAGGTCAAGTTATACTTAATCAAGCATTTCAGGCAACAGTTGTCGATACAATTTCAAGTACACCTATGAAACCTGTCACCTTAGGTCTAGATGAAAATATGATTAATAACTTATTGATCATAGCAAGACCAGCAGAGATAACAGAACAGTTAGAGCAATCAGAATATATAGCAGTTGCTGATGCTTTAGATTTAGACTTTTTACAATTTGATGATTTAGAAATTGACTATCTAGAGGAAGAAGAAAGTGCCTGGGCAACAGCACTTGATATAGATTTTCTTGAACAGGACTTTTTAGGTGATATTCTCAAACAATTAAATGAACAGTTGGCAAAACAAATGAGAAGTGAGTTCGATAAAAAGAGATCAGGTACAGGTGTTATCACAGGTAAAGACGAGGCAACAGGTATTATTATATTGAACGAAGAACCAGAATGGTTAGTCATAAGAGAAACAGAAACAAACTATCTTGAATTAAGATTAGATCAAGAGTACGGATACAATATAAATATAGTACAAGGTGATGATGAAATTTACGATTATGAAGTAGGAGGAAATGCAAATGAGATTACTATTTATCAGTCTAATTAGTTTTTATTTTTTAGTTGGGTTTATACCTAACAAGGCAAATGCAAACGATTTTGATTTGACTATCATAACTACAAACAATGGTGACCTAGATATTCTACAAGATGGTGAAGATAATAATATTGATTTAGATGTACAAAGTATGAATAACTTTGAACTAGATTTTTCTCAAGTTGGTAATTATAATAATATTGATATAGATGTTGATGGCAGAACGAGTAGCGGATCTTCAATAACTATTACACAAACCGGTAATAATAAAACTTATACTGGTAATCTTTGGTGTGGTCATTCATATTGCACTATGACTTTAAATCAATAATGAAAAAGATATTCACTCACTGGACCATAGGTCTACTCACACTTGCAATATTAACCATAATAGGTTTAGGTGACCCACAAATAAAAGAGATACTAAGATTAAAGTCCTTTGATCTTATATTACAATCAGAAACAAAAGAAGTATCACCTGATATAGGTGTGGTCACAATAGATGAAAAGTCTATTGAGAAGTACGGTCAATGGCCGTGGGATAGAAGAATACTTGCTGATCTAGTTGTTAAATTAAGAGAGGCACAGGTAGGCATAATTGTAATGCCTATATTATTTTCTGAATATGATAGAATGGGTGGTGATGAAGCATTTGTCAATACAATAAATCAAATGGGTGTTGTTATTGCTCAAGTTGGCACAACACAAATAAACAAGAACGCTGTGCCAAGAGGTGTTGCAAAAATAGGTGACCCACTACCTTGGTTGTATGAATGGCCTGGTATGTTAGGACCGATACCTGAATTAGGACAATATGCAGATGGTGTTGGTGTTATTAATACAGCACCAGAGATAGATGGTGTTGTAAGACGAGTGCCATTGATTATGAGAATCGGTGAAGAAACTTATCCTGCTATGGCATTAGAAACAATACGAGTAGCAACTGGTGATCCTAGTTATCAGATTAAGGCAGGCGAAGGGGGAGTAATTGCTGTAAGGGTGCCTGGTTATGATACAATCGCTACTGATCCTCATGCAAGAATATGGTTAAGATGGAATAAAGAATTCGATACCATATCAGCAAGTGAAGAGGACTTTTCTGAATTTGCAGGTCGTACAGTTATTATCGGTATAACTGCTGAGGGTTTATCTAGTATTATTGCAACCCCATTAGGCGAAAAACATGATTATATACTATCTGCTTCGACTTTACAGACGGTCCTAGACGGAGAACAGATCAATAGATATGATTACAGTCTATTTCTAGAATTGATTATATCAATATTTCTCGGAATGTCAATAGTTATTTTAGCAAGATTTACACCATATTGGGTTATCGGCTTGACAATGATATTATCTTATGTTATACTTGTATTTACCTCACATTATTTGTTTACCGAATATCTTATTCTTGCAGATGTAAGTTGGTCAATTATTTGCTTGACAATAGTTGGTATGCATAGTATATTTAATCGGTTTGTTTTAGAGTTTCAATTGAAACAACAAATAAGAAAACAATTTGAAACATATCTTGACCCTAGACAAGTAGCAATATTACAAAAAGATCCTAGCAAACTAAAACTCGGTGGCGAAAGACGAGAGATGAGTTTTCTATTTATGGACATTGTAGGATTTACACCGATATCTGAATACTATAAAAACAATGACGATCCTGAAGGTCTAGTAGAAGTTGTAAATGACTATCTAAACAGAATGACAAAAATTGTATTAGACAATGGTGGTTGTGTAGATAAGTATATGGGCGATTGTATTATGGCATTCTGGAACGCACCACTTGATTGTGAAGATCATGCTGAGATGGCAGTTAAGACAGCGATTGAATGTGCTGAAGAAACAGAAAATCTAAAAGTATTATTTAAAGAAAAAGGTCTACCTGATATCAACATAGGTTCTGGTGTCAACACTGGTACTTGTATTGTAGGTAATATGGGTAGTGATACTAGATTTGATTATTCGGTTATTGGGGATGCAGTAAATCTGGCTGCAAGACTAGAAGCAACAACACGAAATTATAAGACAGATGATGGCGGTATTGTTACCACATTATATTCAAGTTATACTCAAGAAAAACTAAAGAATATCAAGTCAGTTGAAGTTGATAAGATCAAAGTTAAAGGTAAAGAAGAATTAATTACGATCTATAAACCAGTATAAATAGTAGTATGGCAACTGTATTTGATAAGATATTAGACAAGACTACTGGACCAAAGTCCTACAACTGGTACAAAAAAGAAGTTGAAAAGATAACGACACCAGGCGCTAGATCATTAATCAATACAGGTAAAGCAACATTAAGACCAAAATATGGTATAATGAATTTATTTGGGTATGATCCGAAGTATAAAGAAACACTACCTTACTATGATAGGTTTCCTTTGATCTTTCCATTAGAACCTGCAAAGGGTGGATTTCGTGGTCTTAACTTTCATTATTTACAACCTGGTGCAAGAGTGGCGTTTTTAAGACAATTAGCAGAATATGCTAGTGACTCAAATTTTGATAAAAAAACTAGATATAATATTGACTTTGTAAATAATAGTTATTTTAAAAGAACTACAAAACATTATCTGTTTAGTCAAGTTAGAACTTCATTTCTAAATATACCAGCAGATGAGATGGCGGTTGCAATATTTTTACCAGTCGCAAGATTTAAGAAAGGAAGTCCTTACTAATGGCAATTTTTAGAGCAGGAAAAAGAGTAGGTCCATTTGACATACGAGTAGGTTTTCCTAGAGATAGAAGTTTAGATAGAGTTGATCAAGATCCTAGATTAAGACAACATGCCAATACAGAAAATACGATTGGTCGTTTTCGATCTGCTATGGCAAAGGCAGAGGGTTATGCTAGAACTACAAGATTTGCGGTTAGATTATTTCTTCCAGTGAGTCTGAATAAACTTGTACAAGAGTCAAATGATATAGTTTTAAAAGAAGGTCAATCAATTCATCCTAGATTAGCAGAACAAGCAAGACAATCAAATCCTGATCCTCAATATATGCATAATCTAGCAAGTCAATTAGGACAACAAGTCAATATTCATTGTGACAGCGTTGCAATGCCCGGTCACGATTTACAAACACAAGCAATACAATACGGATCAGCACCTGAATATGAAATGGTACAGGCACACGCTTTTACAGGTCAGATTAATGCTTCGTTTTATGCAGATAAATATTTACGAGAAAGACATTTCATGGAGGCATGGCAAAAATTAGCAATCGACATGAATACACACAAAGCAAAATACTATGATGATTACATTGGTAAAATGCATATCTATCAATTAGGTTCACTTGATGGAGAAGGTGATAGAGATGTACCAACTTATGGTATTGAAGCAACTGAAGTTTACCCTGCTACGATAAGTGCAGTAGATTATAATTATGCAGGAAACAATATAGTTAAAATCAATGTTGGTTTTAATTACAAACAATGGTACAATTTAACAGCAGATGGTATTGCAGGAATTGAATTTGGTTCAAGTCGTCAAACATTACATCCAGTTAAAGGAAGACCAGGTATAGACGGATTACTTGATAAGTTACCACCTGAACTAGGTAGAGCAGGTAGAAGTATATTTAATCAAGCAAAAAATCAATTGCCGATAGGCAGATTAACAAGGGGGAAAATATTTCCACCATTTACATAATTTTATATTATAAGGAGATTAAATTATGACACTACCAAAACTGAGCACTCCAACATATGAGTTGGAACTACCATCAACGGATGAGAAAATTAAGTATCGACCGTTCTTGGTAAAAGAAGAAAAGATACTTATGATGGCAATGGAGAATGGCGAGTCCAGTGCTATCACACAGGCAGTTAAAGATATCGTTAGTGAATGTACATTTGGTAAAACTAATATATCAAAGTTGCCTATGTTCGATACTGAATACTTGTTTTTAAATATTAGAGCAAAGTCAGTTGGTGAGATTTCTAAATTAAAAATATTATGTCCAGATGACAAAGAAACTTATGCTGATGTTTCAGTTGATCTAACCAAAGTACAAGTACAAGTAGATGAAGAACATACAAATAAAATTGAGTTTACTGATAGTATGGGTATGATTATGACCTATCCTACTATTGACTCTTTTAAGAATACAGGTATTGCAAATATAACTGCTGCTAATATGTTAGAGGTTATTGGAAGTTGTATTCTACAAATTTATGAAGATAAAGGTGAAAAGGTTTATGATCCAAAAGATCAGACTAAAAAAGAGTTAGAGGAATTCTTAGAGCAGTTAAATACACAACAATTTAAATCTGTTCAAAAGTTTTTTGATACTATGCCTAAATTAAAACATGAAATAGAGGTAAAGAATCCAAAGACTAAAAAGAAAAGTAAGGTAACATTGAATGGACTCAACGATTTTTTCGAGTAGCCCTTTCACACGATAGCCTGGAGAATTATTATAGTACGAATTTTGCTTTAATGCAACACCATAATTACTCTCTTAGTGATCTAGAAAATATGATACCGTTTGAAAGGGAAATATATGTAGATATGTTAGTAACATATATTAAAGAAGAAAATGAAAGAATTAAAAAACAAAATCAAAGAGGTTAAACTATGAGTGAAGAAGTAAAAAAGATTGATACAGAAACTAAAAAGGTTAATATAGAATTAGAAGTTGATACTAATATAGTTGACTCTAGTAAGAATAAGTATCAAGGTTTTATAGACTTAGCAAAGGCACTAGACGCATGGAGAATATTTCCTAGAATATTCATAACAACATATATCTATTTACTATACAAAGTTGTAATATGGTATATGGCACTAGGCGATCCTTCAATGGAACAATCAGGACTTGTTAGTGTGGTTGTTGGTGCTGGAGCAGCATGGTTTGGTTTATATGCAGGAACAAGGAAATAATAGATGTTAGGAGCACTAGTACCAATAGACGCACCGTATGAGGTGATAAGTCCAGGGGCATCAGCGGTTCAACCTGCTTCAGGTGGTGCTCTTAGTGGCGGTGACGCAAAACAAATGAGTCCTATGGAATCAATGAAAGCAATATTTGAAGATATTAGAGATGGTATTGAGAATATTGCAGGTATGGTTCAGACTCTTGTTTTAGGACAACAACCTACTGTGGGTGAAAAGATTGCGGCGTCTGATACTGATACTGGTGTAACAGATGTTCCTGAAGAAAAGAAAGGTATGTTAGACTCTCTTAGAGATAGTGTTGGTGAAGATGAGTTTGGTAAACTTAAAAAAGCATTATTTGTGGGAATTGTGGCGTCATTATTCATGTTTGGAGAACAGATAAAACCTGTTGTTGCTGGATTCTTAAAAGCATTAAAAATGGTAATTGATTTCATAGGACCAAAAGGTGCTTTATTTTTAGCAATAGTAGGAATTTCTAGACTTGCATTTCCTAAAACATTTGCTCTTGTATTAAAGACTGCTGGAACTGCTATAAAACTTGTTGCTGCAGGATTTACATCACTTTTTAGTTTTATTACAGGAACATTAGTTCCTTTTGTTGCTGCTTTTGCAGTACCTATTGCAATAATAGCGGGAGTGGTTGCAGGAGTTATTGCTGTTATATACAGTATAAAAAAAGGAATTGAAGCATTTAAAACATCACTAGAAGAAGGTGATAGTATGATTGACGCTATTATTGCAGGTGTTTCTACTGCCCTCGCAACATTAATTTCTTTACCATCAATACTTTTCACAAAATTAGTAGGATTTGTCGCAGGTTTATTAGGATTTGATAATGTTAAAGAAAAGTTAATGAATATAGATTTCGTTGGTGCTGTAACTGATGGTATTAAATTCATGCTTACTAAAGCAAAAGATTTTGTTATGAGTATTTTTGATATTGACTTTAAAGGAATACTTGGCAAAGGACTTGATATACTTGGTGCAATAATGACAAGAATTAAAGCAATTGCTGCTGCTGG